CCGTTTCGGCAGCGTTCTTCGACTGTTGCTGACGTAGCGCTTCAAGCTGATCGGCGACAACAGCAATAGGAACTTGCGCTTCGGTCATCGCCGCCGTAAGCGATTCGGTAGCAGACTTGATGGCCTGCTGTTCTTTCACATGGTTGATCCATGTAATCGCAGCAATGCCAGCCATCACCGCCGCAAGCATCGCCAACGGCCCAGCAGCCGCAGAAGCCGCCTCGAGGCTGATCGCCCGGATCGGATCGATACCGGTTCGAGCCAACGCGTTCTGCGCCTTAACAACGCCTATCAACGCCCGTTCGGTGTTCCCCAACGCCACTTTCGCTGCAAGAGCAGCGCCGCCAAGCAACACGAACTGATCGGCAGAACCAGGGATGGCCCCGATCAATGCGCCCACACCAGCAGCGACCGAACTGACAAGTGGGAGCATCTCGCCCAAAGCGCCAGCGGCTCCACGAACAGCCGGCGTGAACGCTTCGCCTATAGCGATTTTGGCGTCGTCGGCTTTCGCTTGGAACGTTTTGATCTGGTTGGCTGTGGATTCAGCGGTTCTGGTGAAGTCACCTTGCTGTTTCGTTGACTGATCAAGGATCTCAGCGTACGCAGCTTGCACCCGGATAGCTGGCGGCAATACCCCGACCGTCGACTCCACCAGGCCCATGTTGAAGGCGCGTTGTTTGAGTGTGGCGGCGTCGAGAAGGATACCGAAGCGGCGCAATGGCATGGTACGGCCGGCGAGGGCGGATTGCAGCGCCAACATCGCGTCTTTGACCGACGTGTTGTTGAACGATGCCATGTCAGCGGCAAGCTGTACGAACTCGCGCGACATGGCCGCTGTTTCAACATGACCTTTGCCAAGACCGTTGAACAGGTTTGCAAATGTGCCAGTGGCTTCCAACGCTTCACGACGTGAAATGCCGAAACTAGAAGCAGTTGTTTTTGCCCAGTCTTGGATACCTCTTGCGGATTCGCCAATCAACACGTTGAGTTTGTTGGTTGACTCTTCAATGGCGGATGCCGCTTTGACAGCGTCCAAAGCAAACTTGGCTACAGCAACAGCACTAAACGCCCCAGCCAGTTTGCTTGAAATCCCACCACCAGTCTTTTCAAGAGTGCCAAGAGCGTCACCAGCTTCGGTTGTTGCCTTCTTCAGCCCGGTGGCATCGCCGGTGATGACGACTCGTACGGTCGAACCGGCCATTTCCGTCAGCCCATTTCTGCGCTGTTAACAACAGCCAAAGCTTCGCCCAAAGGCACCATGAAAGCGTCTTCAAATGTCATGTCTGGGTTTTCGGATGCTTTGACAAACCACACCATCGACACGATCAATTGGACTGCGTCACGAAACGGCAATGCCATCATTTGTTCCGTCGAAATCTGGGCATCAACACTCATCTGTTTTCAATCCCGTTCTTCGTCAACAACGACCGGATTTCACGTTCGTATCTTCGCAACACTTTATCGGTAGTGAACCAGACAGCTCGACGCATGTAAACGCGGGCGCGGATGTTGTTGTATCCGCCGTACTCGATCACCGCAGCGTAAGGCACCGACGATTCGCGACCGTATCCAGCTCTCACTTCTCCATATCGTTGCGTGCCGGTAGCTCTCAGAGTGCTTTTCAACCGACCAGATTTCACTGGCACAAGTTTCTTAGCCTCTGGGAGTACCTCTTCCCGAGCGACTGTCTTATGGAGCTTCGACAGATCTTTCAAATCCATGTTGACGCGTTTGAACTGTTCGCGTAGCTCTTTCGCCCCGTAAACATGGACGCCGTACCGCCGGTCGCTAGGCGCCGGCGGTTTGATGTTCGGCACAGAACTAGGCGGTTGCCCTGGTGAGAGCACCGCTCAACGGGAACGTGACGCTGACCTCGGCAAGATCGCCAACACCGCCCGTCAAGGGGGTGTACTCGCGGATCAACATCGACCCGGTGTATTTCGGGTTGCTGGTACCAACAGCAGAGTTCGTCGCACGGATCTCAAACGTCTGAGTCGAGAACATCAACGGCCACAGAATCGAGTCGAGCTGCGAAGCGGCCATGTCCTGGTTGAACGTGAGCTGGACGTTGCCGGACTTGATGCCGGTGATCGGAACAGTCCAACCAGAGTCAGCGAAATCGGTGGAATCAAGTTCCGCCGCCTCGACGTGAACGGTCACGGACTTGATGTACTGCGAACGATCAACGCCGGCAATAGCGATATAGCAGTCAGTCATCGAGAAAGCAGCCATTGTAACTCCTTGTTGTTAGGCGATACCGATGATGGTACGCACAGCGAAACCTGGGGTGGTGCCGGTGATAGTCCACACGGCCCGCCACCAGTCGTCGGTGATCGAACCGGCAAGCGACGAGAACTGGCCGCTGTGAACAGTCGCAGCAGAGAACGTGATCCGATCCGTCGGTGACGTGAACCCGCTGTTGTCGTCAGACTGGATTTTCACAGTGATCGACGGGGTGGTGCCAGCGGCGGACAGAACATGAAGCGCCGCATACACTTTCTGCGATGCGGTCACCGAACCAAGCTGGAAACCAGAACCATTACCGGTCGCCGACACAACCTGAGATGAGGTGAGAACGCCACGTACAAGCCGCTGCCGGCCTGACCACATCGCCTCGTAGGCGGCGACATCGCCGACACTGCCGGTGAGCGGCGTGAAACCCATCAACACCGCATCAGTGAAGTAGGCGACAGATCCTTCGGTGCCGCCCATCGGAACAGCAGACCAAGGTCCGATGTCGCCCACCCCGCCAGCGCCGATCACCTCGTCCAGACCGTCATACATCTTCACACGACCCTGAACGGTGACCGTTCCAGGGTTGCTGTCGATCTGCACCCGGAACGTGTTCGCTGTGGGAGTGTCAAACACCCGATATGAACCGTTCCATGCGGTGGGCGTGAACCCGGAGAACGTGACCGTCCGCCCAGGGGTCAACCCGTGACCGGTTGCAGTTACCGTAGCGAACCCTGAAGCCCACACGGTGGACGACGGCACAAAGCTCGAGGACGCTGGAGTCATGTCGGTCGGACCGGAAGATTTCAACGACACCGACCGCAAACCGGACAGCATTTCGGTCCAGCCGCCAGAACAGAACGTCGTCACATCAATATCGTTCGACGTGACAGCTACTTCTACCTGGTTTGAATAGCAGGCAAGATCCAACCCAGCCCAATACATGTCAACATCGGTCATTGCGAACGCAGCCATCAGAGCCTCCCGATGGGGATAGTGAGATGCAAAGTGGCGTTCAAACGGCGAGAGTTACCGCCGACAGCGTCGCCGACAACGAACGGTTTCGACGCTGACCGTACAACAAACCCGCCGGTCAACCCGCCCAACGTACGGTTCTTCTGCAAAGCGTCAATGACCGATCTCGACGCCCCAGCACCAGACGACAACAAGCTGTCCATCCGTTCAGTCGCAGCTCGATCAGATGACATCGGCACCGACAACTCAACCGACAGATACAGCAGGGCGGTACCGCCACGGAACGCCTCGTAATAGTCGATACCTTCATCATCGATGTGAACAACCGCAACGTCAGCGTCGCCGGCCGGGATCGTGTCCGGGTCGTACGCGTATGGACGCAACCCGGTGACACCAGCCAACGTTTCAGCGACCGCCTGGCGGACAGTGGTGATGTTCACGACATCCCGCCGATAGCGATCATCGCCCCGCCACGCCGATACGGGGCCAGAAGCCGTTCTGCTTGCGGCATCGACCTGATTGTCATCGGACCGAACTCGGTCATCTGCACACCAGTCGGAGAAGCTTTCTGCGACCACAACCAGGCAGCCCCGATCAGCGTCGCTTGACGCACCGCTTCGGGTACCGCCGGCCAACCCCATTGTGCGGTGATCTGAACGGTGGGACGCCCCCATTCGGACGCAGTCCACGTTTCCCCGTTGATCAACCGGACACGGGTGTACGGCCAGCCGGTTTCGCCGGTCGGGCCGAGCCCGTTGATCGGCTCGAGCAGCCAATCGGTCGACGGGATCGTCGTTTCGTACACGCCGTCATTGTCGGTGTCGCTCAGCACCGTCATCCCTACCGACGTAGCGATCGGGGATTGAGCGAGATACAACACCAGTTCGTTGTCGGGGACAAACACGCGGGTAG